GACTACATTAAATCTTTTCCAAAATGCTAATACTCGTGGAAACAACGAGATTCAGCTATCTGGTGCAATGGCTCAGGCTTATGGTTTCAACTTCTTCGTTGATAACAACGGAAGCGACCATACTCCTGCTACTGTAACTGATGCTGTACTTGCAGCAACAGAAGCTATTGGACAAACAGAACTAACCATTGATAATGGTAGTGGTTCTGCAGCAACTGTATCTTTAGCTGAGGGTGACATTGTTACTTTCGGTTCTGCTAAAGGAACAGATGACTTTTATGTAGTTGAGTCCCAAACAGGAACAGTTCTTACCTTGAAAGAGCCATTACGAAAAGCGTTAGCTAACAACGCTACCATCAACCCAGTTGATATTGCTTCAGGCGACACTGGTCGTGAGCAGTTCTTCTACGATCCTTCTGCGCTAGCCCTAGTTACTGCGGTTATGCCTTCAGTAGATAGTGGTTCAGGGTCAGGTGTTCGTAGAGCAGCAGGCTTCGAGCCAATGAACAATGTGAACTACACATTGACTATCGAAGAAACCAAGTCAGGTGCTGATGTACTTATTGAAGTTCTTTATGGAACGAAAGTATTCAGAGGAGACTTAGGTGGTCGATACATTCGTGGTAATGTAGCCAAAGCCTAATTTTAATGGGAGCCGCCTTAGTGCGGCTCTCTTTTTATTATGGTTCAACCTGAAGACATAATAGACTCAAGGGCTATGATAGGTATGTTCGGTTTATTATCGAGCATAACCCTGCAACAAGTATCTACAGTAGTGTCTATACTTGTCGGTATTGTAACGTTTGGTTACATGACTATGAAATGGTATTATGAATGGAAGAAGATTAAAAGCGAGTAATTATGGCGTTCAGTAGCCTTACCCTTACTAGAAATAATATTGATGCACTAGAAGAGTTGACCTTCAAGGGTATAAACATAACTAGTGGTACTACAACGCTCAACCTTTCTGAGAAAGATAATCTTATACTAGCCAAGGCTATAAAATTACTCAAAACAGATATTCTTGATAATCTTAGAGAGTTTATTAATGATACTACGTATAGTACAGAGACAGCTTTACTAGATGCTATTCATGGTGCAGACTCAGAAGAACTCCTTGTTGATTTATTGACCTTTAAATTTCTTGAGTTATGGTTTGCCCAAGACGCAACTCATAAAGACAGCTATTCATATCATAAGGCTAGAAAATATTATGGGATGTATAATCAATACTTAACAGCTAATTTAAGAAGATTAAGTGGATTATTAACTAAACCTAAAACAACTCCTAGAGTTAGATTTATGAGCCTTTACTAATGAGCCCTGAAGAAAAAATAGTTCAGCATATAAAATTAAGAATGTCTGGTGTAGAGTTCGACTCTGAATTATTACCTGAAATAGCAGATGTATTTAAAAATTCTATAATAAAACAGACCGAAAACCAGCAAGACCCTTCAGGGCAGGGATGGAAATCACTTTCTACAAAGTATGCAAAATATAAAAAAAGCGAGGTTGATAAAACCGATGCTGATCTTAGATTTAAATTTTATGGTGCCGATGTTGGTGCTTTTAATATTTTTGACTATTCAATAGAAGATGATAGCGTTATGTTTGGTTTTGATGAAGATATAACACCATATATGCAGGCTCATAACGATGGAGAAGGTAATAATTTACCTCAAAGACGATTTATACCTGAAGAAACTGATATTGATTCTCCTGTACAAAAAAAGAACTTAGAACAGGTAGCAAGATTAACTGCTGAATTTTTGAATACATCAACAGATGTAGAAGGTGGTGAGATAATAATAGATATATAAAATGGATAGAAATTCAATACTTAGTGGTTACATGACAAGTTTTAGTAGTTACTCCTCTTCAGACAGCAGGACTACTGTAGAAAAGGTATTGAAATTTAGTGGCAACAATTTAGATATTAGAAAGCGTGGAGATATAATAAACGAAGTAGTTATATTCAAATTGTTAGGTGGATCAACAGATGCTTTAGTTGATGCTGATAAACCTACAGAATTAACACAAAGTTTTGAAACAATAGTGTACGTTGAGCAGCCAAACACGCACAGTAAAAAAGACGCTGCTTATGATAGAATGTTAGAACTTACAGACCAGCTTATTGATTGGGCAGACACAGTAGTTGCCAGTAGTATTACATCAAATGTTTATACTATACAATTTACTGGGGTGGACTCAATAGAAGAAAGAGATGGTTATTTATCAACAAATGTTAATTTTCAAAGTATAATTAAAATATCCTAAACCAAACACAAAACAATGGCAAAATTTATATTAGATAAGGTTACTATCGGTAGCAACTCTATTGGAGGTACTACTGGAGGGGGTGACATACACAACGTTGTTGTAGAGGCATCTCTGCCAACTATAGAGCCTAATCAAGTAACCGTAGACAACGGTCAGGTGATTAATGAATCATACACCGTAAACCTAGAGATGAGGACAAAAAACACAAAAATAGGAGCGGCAAATGATGGTACAGCTATACTAGCGTTAGCTACTGTTAGCAATGATGGCACGCTCCATGACAAGGCTTTTGTCCGATTTGATGGTACTTCAAATTCATTCAATATAGACAGTGGTAAAATGTTTATAAATGGATACGAAGACTATAGCAATGGAAGGGTGGAAACAGTATTAACTGGAACATTAGAAGTTATTAAAGCTACTGACGGTTTAACATCTAGCTAAGGAGGCTTATCATGTCAAAGTTAATTATATCTCAAATAGATGTTTTTACTGGTGCATTTGGTACCGCATCTGGAAGCTCTTATGTTGGGTCTATCAAAAATTTAGTTGTAGATGGTTTGCAATATTTTCCTGAACCAAATCAGACGGCTGTAGTTGATGATGGTCAAACCATGACTGAATCTTATAATGTTCCCATTGAAATAAGAACAAGAAACACCAATTTTGAAACAGGCACGACTGTTCAGGATTCTACTGACACAGCAGTTGGCTCACTTAATGGAGAAAATCTTCTGACACACGCCAGTACTCCCTTTATGATTGAGGATTCTACTGACGCTAAAACAAAGTGTTTTTTAAGATTTGTAACAGAGGGTACTGGTGTTAGTGATTTAAAAACTGGTGGAGTTGTACTCAATGGATTCTTAGATTTTAGTAACAACAGAAGAGAAACAGTTCTTCAAGGCAACATTGAAGTAGTAACAGCTGCTACAGGCATAGCACAGGAGTAAAAACATTATGAGCAGAAGTCAACTAGAGAAACTAAGTATTTCTCAAATACCAACCAGTGGCACTTCCTTCACTTACTACAATACATTTTCAGTAGTACAAGAGGGTTCTGATGAAGCCTCTAGACAAGTTTTAATGATTGAGCCAGCATCATCCCCTATAATAGAGGATGGTCAAACTTTGATTACAAGTAAAAATTTTGACTTAACTGTTAGTGGTCTATTTAAGGCAAGCACAATCTCTGGTCTGCAAACTTTGGCTGATGCTAGAACATCTGTTGTATTTGGCGGTATTGGTTTAGGCGGTCAAATACTACAGGCAGAGGGGGCGATCAATGTGAATCAAATATTCTCTGAAACAGCTTCTTTTAGATTCAATAGCCCAAGAGAGGCTACTGGTGGTTATAATACTGGCACAGGGGGTGATGGCAAGCACACTTCTGAATTAGCATACAGCACCAATGGATTGTGTTTATACAAATGGGGCGCAGCAGCAGCCACAGGCACTAGTGCTTTAGCTTATGGATGGACTAAATCAGCAGGTACGGTTTCGTTTGCATCATCAAATGATGGTGTTCAAACATTTAGTCATAGTGGTGATGCTACTCTTCATAGAGACATATATCTTCCTTTTGACGGCACTAAAACTTTTCATTTTAACATTCATGTTACAGCCATTACAGATGGTGGCGCTGGTAATACTGTTAAAATAAAACTTCAGTCATATACTGACTATGCTAATACATCAGATCAAGCATCAGAAACAACCATAACAGGCACTGGTGATCAACAAGTTAGTATAACACCAACATCTAGTGCTAAAATGATTCGTGCAAGTATAATTATTGGCGCTAGTGATAGCATATCATATAAGCAACCCACTGTAGAATTAGACAGTACATACGATTTTACAGAGTTCAACACATAATCCTAAAATAAAGCGAGCAATTTATGGGACGTATTACAAAAGTAACTGGCGAATTTATGGGGGTTCGGTTTGAGGTCAAGCCAACCCCTATTCGTTTTGATAAGGTATCTGAAGAGCGTAGACAAATGCTCTTAGGATGGTACAAGGAACATCATCCAAATCTTCACAAAAAACTTATTGATGATAAGTATTCTGCTGAGGACTATACGATGGAAGACCTTGAAGGTCTAAACACTTGGCGTTTAGATGAGGATTTTCGTGCTGAGTATTGTGAGTTTACTGCAAAACATTGCATGAAATTAGATAAACCCATTGATAAAAAAACTTGGAAGTCTGATGAGTTAGAATTAGGAACGCTTGAGGAAGCGTGGGATTTTTTTACCAACAGGCGACAAGTACCTACCAGTGGAGTCGTAGCACTTTAGAGTCATTAGACCTGCTCGCACCTAATGACCTCGTGGTCGAAGTTGGCGGTGCATACACATATTATTGTTATGTACTTGCCGACTTTGATCCATTGCGAGCAAAAGAACTTGAAGCCAAATGCTCAATAGAGCAAATAACAAAGGCTATGATGGCCAGAGCAGCCTATCATAGGCCATCAGAATAGTATAATATGAAGTTTTTTCTAGATTTAGAGTTTAGAATAGGCCAAAGCCTGTCAAAAGTAAAAGAGACTGTAAAATCTATAGGCTTTGATAAAAATTTAAGTAAGTCTTCAAAAGACGTAAAGAAAGGTCTTGATGATGTTGGCAAATCTGCTAAAGGCGCAAACAAAAACTTACATCATACAAGTGCTGGACTCAAAGAATTACAAGTAGACGCTAGAAATTTAAACAAGAGTACAGCTGCGGCAAATCAAACTCTATTCTCTTTTTCTGATGGTTTACAGGATGCTGCTCAGTTTAGTCAAGGATTTTCGCAGGGTATGCGAGCCATCGGTAACAACGTTGCATTTACTGCTGAGTTGTTTTCTAATTTAAAGGTAAGAGTTGATCAACATAATGACGCTGTAAGAAAAGGAAAAATTGAAGGTGGGCAATTTACCAGCGTACAAGACGAATTAAAAACTGCTCTTAATGGCGCTGGAGGCATGCTTATAAAGTTAAATGTAGCTGTAGTGGCCTCTACAATCGCTTTTACTGCTCTTGATAAAAGACTAAAAAAAACAACAGATGCAGCCAAAGCTCAAGCTGAGGCCTTAGCTGATGTTGCTAAATCTTTTTCTGATCTTGATACAGGAGTTGAAGACCCATTTGGCTTGAGGGCTAGAGCTATAGAGATCGGTGTTTTAAATGATGTTATAGGAGATTTTAATAGCAAAAAAGAAATAGATGAATATTTTTTGTCTATTAATAGAAATGTAGGTGGTCTTGCTTTATTTAGTAAAGCTATACTTAAAGTTACATCTGCTTTTAATGATTCTGATGAAGAATTTTTTAGTTATATAACTAAATTAGAAGAATTACAAGAGCTACAAGAGGGTGTAGTTAATACCCAAAAGGCTTATGAAGCAGCAATAAAAGATGCAAGGCCTGAACTTAAAGAATTCATAAGAATAACTGATGATCTTGAAAAAGTAGTTTTAGAGCAGAATACAGGCATTGAGCTAACTGCAAAGACGTTATCTGAATTAAAAGAAGAAACAGAGGAAGTAATTTCTGTTATAGGTAGAAAAACAGAAAGAGATGTAAAGGATATATCTACGCTAACTAGATTGCAAAAACTATTATCTGATATAAATGGTTTTTTGGATGACAACGCTAAAAAAAGAAAAAAAGAACAAGAGGATAGAACTAAAAGTATTG